AGCTGTTTCAGTTTAACAGTAAGCTTTCCTGTTTTAGGATATTCAGGAAATGCAGACTTACCTTCATAGAACTTTTTTAAGCGATTGTAAGAGAGTTTTGTTAATCTAGGAGCTTTCGGTCTTTCTGATGGATGAAGGATATCCACATGTTTCTTTCGCAAATAAATTGCCATTGCTTCAAGAACATCTGGAAGATTCTTTTGACCAATCCCATATCGTATAGAATTGTTCTCAGCTTTAGCAAGGAATACATTACACGTTCTACAGATAACTCCACGAATCTGTCCTGTTCCACCTATCTTCTTTTTGTGCTGGTGATCAAGTACAGCATCCATAATTTTCTTTTTACAGATAGGACATATACCGTCCTGCCTCTTCAGCATGTGTGCTCTGAGGGATGCTATTTCCGTAGTTTTGAGTTGTCTGAGTGTCATAGTCATGTGTTTATTGATGTTTTTGAAGATTCAGTATTCTTACAATAAACAATCTAATAAATCAATGATTATTTAATAAGTTCTTACTTTATTTTCTACCTGAGTTTAAGAACGGTACAGAAGTCTTTGATATCTTGAAGAATACTCTTGAACCCATATTCTTTACAAACCTGAATAAATCTTTCCTTGGAAAGAGAGTCAGATAGAATAGAAAATTCAGGAGTTCCTCTAAATGGAAGGATTACTAAACTCTTATTCCTATTTACTATCCTTTTAGCTTCAGGGCCGAAAAATGCTTTGTAGGTCTTTGTTTCAGGATTTATTTTCGCTTTAATGTAATTCAGAGCAAGTCCTTCCCCTATATGTCTGACCTTCTTTGCTTTGTCATCAGATGGAATAGGAAGACCAGGGACAGCATCAGTTGAACATCCCCCATACACCTTGACACGTTTCCACATCAAAGGCTCAATACCGTACTCTTGTCTAAATTCTTTTAATCCATACCAACGATAATCCCTTGGTTTAATTATCATACAAGTAGGGGATATCAATTGGTACATGTCCTCATCAGATGTACAAATGACAATCTCACTGTTCTTATTTGATTTCACCACACTGGCAATTATATCGTCAGCTTCATATCCTTCAGCTTCGAATGTGTTTTTGTATCCAATGTAGCTTATGATCTTTTTAACTATCTTGAATTGAGGTCTTGCTATTGCGTCAAGCTGTTTGTCTTTGTCTGACTTCTTAGAATCGTCACGATTGCTTTTGTATTCACTATATATGAGTTCTTTTCGTAATGACGAAGCACTGTCATATGCAAATACTATTCGATCAGCATAAGTTTTCTGTACTAGATTTCTGAGTCTAAAAAGAAACCCGAAAATTACAAAATACCCTGTTCTTGTCTTGTCTTTACCTGAATGTTTAGCTATGTGTAATAAGGACGAGGTATCTATTATAAGAATTCTCATTTTTATCCTATTAAAAAGGGGCATAAATTTCTCTATGCCCCTTTATGGTCAGAATGTTACTTAATATCTACTTGATCTTATCAGTCACCGAAATCGGTATCTTCCCAATCAGAACTTTCGCCGGATTCTTCGTCAACGAAAAGCTCGGTAATGATTGCTTCAGCCAGATCCGCAGTCTTCTTGAACTTCTTGGGATCAATCTTCAGTTCTTCACTTTTGATGAGGTCAACAAGTTCAGGACGTTCCATCTCACGAACCATTTCCGGAGAAATTTCCTCACCTTCTCCCTCACCGGCATCTGCATCTGCACCAGCTTCTTCAGCAGGAAAACATGCTTCAATGATCGCTTCAGCAAGTTCAGAAGTCTTCTTGAACTTCTTGGGATTGATATCCAGATCTTCCGAATCCTTAATGAGCTGCTCCAACTCAGGACGCTCCATTTCACGGATCATATCAGGGGTGATTTCTTCCCCTTCACCGGCACCGGCACCTTCTTCTGTACCTTCTTCACCAAAAAGAACTTCAACAATAGCCTTGGCAAGATCTGCTTGCTTCTTGTAGTCCTTCGGATTGATGTCAAGCTCTTGCTCTGCAATCAGGATGATCAGTTCAGCTTTGGTCATGGCGAGGACATCTTCTTCGGTCAAGACATCCTCTTCTCCGGAAGTTTCAGGCTCCGGATCAGGAGTTTCTTCAGGATCAGGAGTTTCTTCAGGCTCGGCAATGGACTCGCTGTTTTCTTCCACATAGAGATTCACCTTGGAATTGAGCATATCAACAATCTCATCCAAAGTTTCTTCAGCAGTTTTGTCTTCAAGGACAGCTTTGCTGTGGAACAGTTCGATTCCCCAAGAACCGTATTCGCCAGCACGTTTGATCTTGACTGATACAGTTTCGGCAGCAGTAGCTTTCAGCAGTACAGGAGCATCCTGTTCATCATTCACTACAGGGGACTCAATTTTTGACACAATCTTTTTCTTCATAATCGGCATTTTTATATCCTCCAAGGATATTTGTATTTTGGGCTATGCCCGTTGATAAGGAAACTTACGATGTTTTGGGACGATATCTTCAATCACAGCATCGTAGCATTTCTTGCACTCCAAATCCAATTCACGCTCTTTGTTGTTCTGCTCAATGAACTCAACCAACTGGTTGTATGTTGGATGTTTCATTTCTTTCTTCGAATTCGGTCTACGAGGACAGAATCCATTTGTGTTGATTTCTGAACCATTCTTAGTCCAGTGTTTTTCAACAATCAAAAAGTTAATACAAGAGGCGATGTTATCCACACCAAAATCAAACAGTATTGGAAACAGAGCCTCACCGTGACGACCAGTAAGCTTATTCTTGCTGATCTTTGCCTGAACATTCGTGAGAACTGTTCTTGATCCTTTCTTTTCCTTCTTCTGCATAGCAAGCCAGATTTCATGAAAGGAGTAAAATTTTAAAGCTTTGCCACAAGATCTAACTTTCGGATTAAACATTGCACCGAATCCGATGTTATCCCTTGTTTGAGAGATGATTATCAGAGTAGATCCGTGATCATGTAAAGCTTGGATATGTCTCTTGAAAAGATCAGAGAATGCTCTAGCTTTTCCATCACCATACGAACCACCTGGATCAGATCCTTTCTCTCTTTTCTTGAGATTCTCTTCAGCTAACTTTTCAGCAGCTTCAGAGGTAAGGGCATCGGCAGAATCCACAACGCAGATGAATTTCTTTTTCCCCTTCAGCAACCTTGCTATATTATCCCCAAGCTGCTCGATGGTTTTACTGATAATGTCAGTCTCTATTCTGTTATGACAATCTTCCCCGAATAGATAAGCAGTATCGAACTCGTTTGCAACTTCTACGTCATCAAATATGAACCTGAAATCATCATATCTTGGAAGCAAAGAGCACTTTGCAAAAATACTCAGACAGAACAGAGTTTTCCCTGCATGAGAATCCCCTATGATGTTTGCTACAGTTCCCTCAAGAAAAGCACCTTCAATATGTCCTGAACATTCAAGATTGAAGGGAGTACAAGGAGAAGGTATTAACCTGCAAACGTCAATTTCTTTCCTAGTTCTTAAAGTGATATCCTTTACACTTTTCTTGGTGACTTCTGCAACTTGTGTGTCAACTCCAATTCTTTTGAAGACTTTCATAAAGCCTCCTTACTTCTTCCTGCGAAGAATCTTTCTTGGAGCTGTCTTTTTTGGCTCGGCAGGGGTTTCATCATCCCCACCCATCCAAGCCGGAACTCCACCATCATCTGTACTTGACGATGAACCCTTATCGAAATTACTCCCTGTTTCTTCAGAGTCACCGCTTGCACCGATCTGAGATTTTTGACCTTTGAAAGCAGTCTCAATTTCCTCATAGGTAGGATGCATTTTGATAACACTGTCCACAGGAAAAGTCATATCAAGAAGCTTTTCAGGAATCTTGATTTCACGGGGAACAAACCGATGACCGAGATATTGGGTATTCTTTGCACCGGCACCTTTACGCAAGAATGCAACAGACATTCCTTCATCAGGATGTGCGAACTCGATAGCCCCACCACCTTTCGGAAGAGAAGCGATTACCGAAAGTTTTTCTTCCATTGAGAAGTGTGAAATCTCCCAAAGCTGGATGCCCTTGTTCTGCTCTTCCTTGGTATCATGGCACCAAATAAGATAGAATGTTTTACGAGAGGGTTTTACCAGCTTCCAATCGTCAACTTCGAGTCTTGTAGCTTTCATGAACTCGCAGATAGGACAGGGAAGTTTGAAATTCTCCCAGGGACAAACATATGGAGTTTTCATAGGCCCGACATTGTTGTGGACCATGATGTCCAGAACATAAGCAGGATCACCTTCTTCTACTGAAACCTTGTCAGTCTCATGGTCAATTGGAAAATCAGGGCCAGCGTAGAATGGGAGAATGTCCAGAAGATGATCGCCTTCTTTACACCTCCATGTACTGATACCGGCAGGGAGAGAGTCCCGTTTAATAACACTGGGCATTGAGCCACGGGAGTCTTTGTTCTTGGTTTGGCTGATATGCTGTTTTCCAAGCATACCTTTCTTCTTTGCGAATTTCTCTCTGAATGACATTTGCGTACCTTTGATTTGAGATGAATGGCATTATAGCCTAAGTTCTCGTTTTTCTGATTACCGCATTTCTTTTTAGTCCTACGTGTGATCTCTCCTTTGGTTTGACTTTGATCTTCGGCTCAGAGTGATATCCAGTTATGTTCATGGTAACAATCTGCTCCAGGGCTTTCTTTCTGTGTTCAAAAGCGTTTTTTGCGCTTTGCAGTAGATTTACTTTATAATTAGCATTTATCAAAAGATCAAGCTTTTCTTTATATTCTGATTGAGAAATAACGTAATCTCTTCTTAAAAGTTCAGATGGTTGTTTTGAGAATTCAGTTTCCCAATTTTGATGGATGAAAAGATCCAATTTTGCTTCCACAAGTTCCAGATCTCTCTTCGCTTTATCCCTTTCAAGGACTGCATTCGCATACTTTTCCGAATAGTACATGTAAAGGGAAGGTTGAATTATCCACTCTTCCTCAAGATTGTTGGAGTTCACTTCAAGATCAGATCTCCAGTTCCTTTCAATTTCGTAGTCCATGTTAGATTCCTTTTATACTTCTTTTTTCACAACGGACATTTTAACTTCTTTATCAAGCATGAGAATAGGTATTCCATCAAAGATCTTCTTAATCTCATTCCATGAACTCTCTGAAGTATTCTGAATTCTTTCAATGTCCATGTGAAATACCAGAACTTCAGTCTCCTTATTCAGAATGAATACTGAAACCTTTTCACCTGAATTGGATATTCTTGTTTTAAGACAAGGACATATCTCATCCTCTTTTACGACTGATTTGCACTTATCACAAATTCTCTCTTTCATTGCCATGTTATTCCCTCACTCTGTCGATAATTGCAAATCCAATAAGAGTCCATCCTTCACCTTCTGGAGCATGTTCCCTAATAAACCCACGTATCTGAGTTGGTCAAATCTGCTGAACATCTGAATTATTCTTCCGTTCATATTACACCCCTGTATGTCCGAATCCACCTGAACCTCTTTCAGTATCATTTAAGAATGGAGAATCTTTCCATTTAATCTTCTTAACTGGAGCCAGAACTACTTGTGCTATACGATCTCCATGATGTACTTTAACATGTTCATTGGAAATGTTTGAAACAATAATGTGAATCTCTCCACGATAGTCAGAATCAATAGTGCCGAAAGCGACAAGACCTCTCATGGACATTGAGCTTCTTGGACGTATCTGAATCTCAAGACCTGACGGAATTTCAACACATAATCCAGACCTTATCTTTCTTGTTTCTCCTGGACCGACAAGAATGAATGAAGACTGATAAGAATCCTTTTCAGTATCTTTAAATTCTGGAATGTAAGCTTTGATGTCTGCTCCAGAAGACCCTACAGTTTGGTATTCAGGCAATTCAACATCTTTAAAAAGCCTTTTCACTGGAATTTCAACAAAGTGTAAATATCCAGCCAAAGGCATCCATTTTGGGCA